TTCTCGGCGGCCTTGACCGCCTTCTCGACCTCTTCCTCGGTCTTGGCAACCTTGGCTGGCTTGGCCTCTTCCTGCTTGGCTTTCGGAGCCTCGACGGCTTCGTCAGCCTCGGTGGCTACCGGGCTGGCACCCAGAATGTCGGAAACGATCTTCGACTCCATCACCTCGCGCACTTCGGCAAAGCCGTCTTCATCGAGGAACCCAATGGGCTTGAACGTCAGCTTCGGCGACTCGGCCTCGGCATCGAAGGCGATCTTCGTGACCACCATGTTGTAGCCAACACCGCGCTTGGCCAGCGTCTGGCCGAACTCACCCAGCGTACGGATCGACGCTGGCGGCACACGCAGTAGCATCGGGTCATTCAACTGACCCGCCGGAGCCACGGCGAGGCGAACTGCGTCGGCGCAAGCCTTGCCCTTGGACGTACCTTTGTCGGTGACACGCGAACCCCACTGGTTGTGCGGGCAAGTAGCGCACTTCTTGGACTGCGGGTTCTGGGCGTCTGCCGCCGGGGCGATGCCGTCGTTGGAGTAGCAGTCGGGCTTCTGACCTTCGCTGGAGTCCTTGTCGTAGCCCTTCAGGTAGAACACCTTGCTGGTGTTCTTGTTGGCCTTGATGATAACCACCTCGATGCTGGTGGCCGGGGACTCAGGGTCTTTGGGGTTCGGGATCACCGTGCGCTCGCCGTCACGAACGATGGCGAAGGTCTTGCCCTTGATGCTGATTACCGGGAAGCCGCCACCTGCGTGAGCAGTCAGGTCTGCATTCAATTCGGAGACGTTGAACGCCTTGAGATACGCGGGCAGCTTCGACGAGCCTTCGAAGGGGATGATGTTTGCCATGCTGAGTTAGCTCCTGTGAGGGGACAAGTTTAAGCGGACCGACGGATGTTGACAACACGCTCGGTGCGCATGTTTACGCCGGGGGGCAACTCACCGCCGTTGGCGGCGGCGAATTCGGGGACTGCGGAGCGGCTGGGCCGCAGCTCCAGCAGGTTGTAGTCGCCGGTCTCTCGGATGTACGCCAAGAACGCGTCGCGGTCGGCGATGGATACCGAGGTCCGGGTAGAGGTGTAAGCTGTGCCGAACTCGGTCTTAACCGAGTCCATGCCGGTCTCGTTGAAGACCTGCAACAGCTTGGCTTCCAGCTTGTCGAGCTTCTCGTCGATACCGGCCACTTTGGCTTCGTATTCGGCTTTCAACTCGGCTTTCTTGTCACGAAGCTGGATGTACAGTTTGACTGCATCAGATAGTTTCACGTTAGCTCCTTGTGTGTTGAGTTAGATGTTATCACAGTTTCACGCGTCGTCACGGCCCTCCTTCATCATGTCGAGTAGCAGCCCCTGCATCGACTGCTTCTCCTGCAAACGTCTGTAGACCTTGCGCTCAATATCCGACCCGGCGATGTGGGCGATCACCGTTGTGCGGGTCTGCCCGGGGCGTCGGACTCGGGCGCAAGCCTGTTCGTACACCTCGTTCGAGTAGACCGGGGCGTACCAGATGATGGTCGTCGCAGCCGTCAGGGTCAGGCCGTGTGACATCGTTGTCGCGTTGGCGACAAGTACCCTCGGATCGTCCGTGGTCTGGAACGACTTGAAGATGCGGTCGCGCTCGCTCTTGCTGGTCTCGCCGTGGACGATCTCCACGGACCAGTGCTTGCGAAGCTCGGCGGCCAGATACTCCAGTGCGCCCGTCAGGGGGACGAACACGATGATCTTGCCCTCGGACTCCTCGATCAACTCCTTGACCGCCTCGATGCGGTGGTGGTTGGGGATGACAACGGTATTGCCCGTGGTGATCTTACTCCGCTTTGTTGGCTTTGACCGCCTCGTTGACCGCGAGAATCTGGCCTTGGGCCATCTCGACAGACAGCTTGTCGAGCATGTCCTTGTAAGCCTTGGTCTGCTCCTTGGTCATCTCCACGTCGCGGGTCAGGAACATCTGCGGCGGCAGGTCCACGCAGTCATCCAGCGAGAAGCGGATGGCGGGTTGCATCATCTTGTGGATAACTTCGTTGGCCTCCGGTCGGGGCACCCACTTGAACTGCGTCAACTGCCGCATGACCATGTCGCGGAAGCGGCCGAAGTACTTGGGCACCGCAGGGTTGTCCGGCGTCACCAGCTTGCACTGCGCCCACGCATCGGTCGGTGAGTTCGGCGTCGGCGAGCCGGTCATGCCCCACACGCGGCGGCTGAACTGCTTGTTGCAGATCGTGTCCAGCATCTTCCAGCGCGTTGTGCTCTGGTTACGGGCAAGGGCTAGCTCGTCGATGATGACGAGGTCGATGTCGGGTCGCTTGGCCAACTCCTGTGCGATGGTGGCTACGCCGTCGATGTTGATGATGTAGACGTGGACGTCCGAGGCCAGCAGCTTCAGCCGCTTGTCCCGCGTACCGTGCAGCACCGCGAAGTCGAGGTGCGGGAACGTCGAGAACACGGCATCAGCCCATGTCCGCTCCATGGTGGACAGCGGGCAGACCACGAGAACCTTGTTCGCTTGCTTGACGCGACGCAGGTAGTCGTACGCCCACAGGGCGGCATTGGTCTTGCCGGTGCCCATGGAGTTGAGGCAGAACGCCCGCGAGTGCATCGTCAGGAACGACGCCGTGGCGCGTTGGGCTTGGAACGGATCGAACCTGCCGTTGGCTTTCGGCCAGTCATAGTGCAGCGGCATCGGATCTGGCACGTTGAACCCGAGGTTGCGCAGCACGCGTGTCTCGTCTGGCCTGTGGGGAACCACCACGATGGTGTGGTCTGGTTTCGCTACGCACTTGGCTGTGGGGACGACCGTCGTAATCCGCTGAGGGTTGCGTAGCTTGAATACGACGGCCTTCTTCTTTTTCAGGATCAGCATGTGAGCCGCATGGCCGCCACCAGGGCGTCGAGCTTGTTGTCCGCCACGCCGGAGAGGGCTATCTCGAACGTGTACACGTTGGGTTGACCGCGAGTCCGCCACATAACGATGCCAACGCCTGTGCCTTCGTCGATGTGGTAATCGACCCAAGTGACACCTTCCGGTACAGGGAACCAGAACCACACCGCCTTGGACGGGTGAGCGATAGTGAATGTGTTAGGAGCCATACATGTCGCCGTGCTTCTTGCGCCACCCACGGTTCTCGGACGCGGGTACGACGCGCAGGTTGCTCTTGTCGTTGGTGCCGCCCTTGTCAAGCGGCTTCTTGTGGTCAACGTCCTTGCCGTCGCCCTTACGCACCAGCCCCTGCTTCTCGGCCTCGCGCCGCGCTTGGTTGCGCTTGGACCGGTTAGCGATCTGCTCGGGCTTGGAGTGGTACTCGCGGTACTCCTCACGATAATTGCGTTTGCGTTCGGTCATGAAGCTCTCCTTCGATGGTTTCAAGCATTCGCGCCAGCAACTCAACGCTGTCCACCACAAAGGCGTATCCGTGGTTGCTGCGAATCTCTTTGATGACCCGCTCCTGATTCGGAGTGGTGTTGTTCAGCTTTCCGGGGGCCTTGGTCTCAATGGCCAGAAACACACCCTTCCAGCAGCAGATGAAGTCTGGGATTCCCACCTGACCCATGCCGTTTTGGACCGGCATGTAGAACCAGATGCCCTTGTTTCGGAGGAAGGTCTTAACAGCTTGCTTAACCCGCCCCTCCGGCGTAGACGCCATTACTTGCCTTTCTGCGAGTTGAACTTGCATGACGTGACTGGACACCACCCGCGACAGAGTCCAGACGGACGCTCGGGCCACGAGTCGCGCTCGAACGCGGACTCCAACTTGCGGACCCGAGGAAGAAACTCACTCCAGATCACCGGCACCTCATCACGCTGCACCTCCTTCTTGTCGATCTTCTTCTCCTTGAGCCACACGAACGCCGTAGTGACTGTCGTCACTTGCGGGTAGTGGGCGAAAGTGTAGGCGGCGTAGAGGTTTAACTGCTCGGTAGGCTTGCGCTTGCCGGTCTTGTAGTCGACGACGACTGCCCGGTCTTTGTGAATAATGAGCAAGTCGGCAATACCCCGAGTCCACGAACCTTTCCAGTCAGTCGGCTGGAAGTTGCGGTCAAGCGCCATCTTGGCCTCGCAGTGCTTCTCGCCCGGGAGTTTTGCCAGCTTCTCCGCCAGCGGCTGCCACTGCGTCATGCCATCGNNTGCCATCGGGCAGCGGGGTGTTTTCCTTGATCCAGTTCTCGAACGCCGTGTGGACTTTGGTCCCCCACTCGGCATGAACGGACGGCGGCTCGACGATGTCGCGCACGACTTTGGTGTGGTAGTGCTTGCGCGGGCAGGTCTCAAAACTCTCAAGGTGAGAGTACGTCCAAGGTGGCATTTGCATGTGTACAAAGTTGTATAGCCCCACATCGTGTTTCTTGACGTGGGGCCTTGG